CCACTTCGTGGTATTGCGCATCGGCTTTAGCTGATTTCACACATGCGTGTTCGGATGTGTAAATGCCGGCCGATGTATCCACGGTCCACCTAGTAGACCAATAATAGGTATGCCCTCCACTGGTGCGTGTGGAGACGGACCGATGAATTGTGTATTGTTCGAGTGCCATGCTTGATGCTCCAGTGGGTGAGTGGTTGGGAAAGCGTCGAATCCCGATGCTGCGCCCTTCCTGGGTCTGGGGGGAGCCTCAAAAGCGACGAACGGTCGATTTTCCCCGATGAACGGTATTGTGTTGCTCTTTTGCAACATCGATTGCGCTGTTTTGAGCACGCAATTGCGACCAAAAGAATTGGGGTCAGATCATTTTCTGACGTAATCGGTAGTGTGGTAAAATAGAGACAAAACGGTCCGTGGGACGTTTTCCCACGTTTTCAGGAGCAGACATGGCGGATTCAATGGTTTCAGTGCCCCCGGGCAAAGCGGGCGCAGGCATGGGCAATGTGCCCGACACGATCGTGAAGCCGCAAGGCTCGATCAAGGGCTTCGGCTCGGGCAAGATGGACTCGAGCCTCGAAGGCAACGATTCCGTGGGCTCTGGGAGCTCGAACGGCAAGGGCCAGATCAAGGGCTTCAGCGGTTCAGGGGTCAAGGGCGCGAAGGTCGCCTGATCCATGGCCCACCGGCCCACTGACAGGGACTTGCAGATTGCCCGTGACAAGGACGCCCCGAAGGCGTTCTTGCCGTGGGAGACGCTGCGCGAGCCTGTGCAGGATGGGCAGCTGTGGGTCGTGACCGCGGAAGACGCGGTGCTCGGCGTCATGGAGCGGAAGAAATTCCGGACCAGGGCCCAGGCGTTCGACTTCTACACGACCGTGCTACTCGGCAAGGCCGCGGTGCAGGAGCGCATGGACTCGAATGCCCACCAGAGCCGCAGCGTCGATGCGAACACGCACGCCACCGCCTTGGCCCGGTCAGGCACGGCGCAGTTCGACCCGCGCGGGCGCCACACCGACGGCATTAACCTGCGTGACGTGAGCGAGGTGCTGGCCAGCTACGGCCTCGACCCGATCGCGGAAATCGCCGGCATCCTGGTGCCGCACGATGTGGTTGACGCCGATACCGGGACCGAATCGAGGGGCTACCAGCTCGACGCCAAGGAACGGGTCAAAGCGCTCCTGGAACTCACGCAATACGTGCGACCGAAATTGCGCGCGGTGGATGTGACCGTGAAGGACGACGAGCTGACCGAGCAGCAGGTTGACGATCGGCTGAGAGCGCTACTCGCAAAGGCGATGCGCCGTGACGCCTGAGAACGTCCAAGGCGCTGACGCAAAACTCTGGGAGAAGCACGCTCCCGAGCCACGGTGCGCATGTGGCACGCCAGGGTTCTATCGCAACGAGCAGCGATGGTACTGCCCAGCGTGCTGGAAGACCGCGGGGTTTCCGAAGTGAGGCCGACGATCGTCTATGGGTGGACCTGCTGCGCCGTGTGCCGGTCGTGCCATCGAACCAGGGCCCGGGCGCACTGGCACTGGGCCTGGCTGCGCATGCGCTGGCGACTGCACGGGCTCGTGCTGTGGGCTGTCGGCGTGGCAAACGGTCTTCGGGGTTCTCTGGCGCATCGTGCCGGGCATGGTGCTCGCGATGGCGCTCCTGTGGGTCGCGGCCTGCGTTGGCTTGCTGGCACTGTGGGAGGCCTCTGCCGTAGTCCTGGGAAGGGTGTGGCGTGCTCGACCTAGCGCAGTATGACCTGGCGCTGCTGGCCTTCGAGGAGCGCCGCGAGCTACTCGACATCCTGGCGTTCAAGGACAAGAAGTGGCGCGGTGAGTGGCTGAAGCACTACGAGCCGTACCCACGGCAGCAGGACTTCCATGCCGCAGGCAAGACCTTCCGCGAGCGGTTGTTCATGGCCGGCAACCAGTCGGGCAAGACGCTCGCCGGTGCAGCAGAAGTCGCGATGCACCTCACCGGCGACTACCCGGCATGGTGGGTCGGCCGGCGCTGGGACCACGCCACCCGATGGATCGCCGGGTCTGAGTCCGCTGAGCTGACGCGAAAGGGCGTGCAGCGGCTGTTGCTCGGTGCGCCAGAGGTGCGGGACGACTGGGGCACGGGCGCCATCCCGAAGGCCAGCATCGTGGGCTACAGCATGCGTGCTGGTGTCGCCGACGCAGTGGCCTCTGTCGTGGTGAAGCACAAGAGCGGCGATAACTCGGTGGTGCAGTTCTCGAGCTACGACCAGGGCCGCACCAAGTGGCAGGCTGACACGCTCGACGGGGTGTGGTTCGACGAAGAGCCACCTGAGCCGGTGTACTTCGAAGGCCTGACCCGCACGAACGCGACGAGCGGCATGGTGATGATGACCTTCACCCCGCTGTTCGGCATGAGCAAGGTGGTGGTCCGCTACCTCGAGGAGAAGCCGCCAGGGTCGAACGTCACACGGATGACGATCTACGACGCGCTGCACTACTCCAAGGAGCAGGCCGACGCGATCGCCGCGACCTACCCGCTGCACGAGCGCGAGGCTCGAGCGATGGGTGAGCCGATCCTTGGATCAGGCCGCGTGTTCCCAGTGGCCGAGAGCGTCATCAAGTGCGAGCCCTTCCCCATCCCGGCGCACTGGCCCCGGATATGCGGCCTCGACTTCGGATGGGACCACCCAGCCGCTGTCGCATGGCTCGCGTGGGACCGGGACACCGACACCCTGTACGTCTACGAATGCTGGAAGGCACGTGAGACGCTGGTGGCCCAGCAGGCCCTGGTGATCCGGGCACGCGGGGAGTGGATCCCGGTCGCCTGGCCGCACGACGGCCTGCAGCACGACAAGGGCAGCGGTGACACGCTGGCCAAGCAGTACAAGACCGAGCGTGTCGCGATGCTCCGGGACCGCGCGACATTCGAGGACGGCAAGAGCTTCGGGCTTGAGGCCGGCGTGCTCCAGATGCTCGACCGCCTCCAGTCTCGTCGACTCCAGGTGTTCAACCACCTGAACGACTGGTTCTCGGAATTCCGGATGTACTACCGCAAGGACGGAATCATCGTGAAACTGAGGGACGACCTGATGAGTGCAACCCGCTACGCAATGATGATGCGCCGCAAGGCGCTCACTGAGCACGAGGGCCTCGTGTCGATCGGGCACCCTGGGGCCCGGCGCCTGATACCCGGGTTCGGGGTGCTTGACCCAGTGGCTGGGTACTGAAGAGAGAACCGCACATGCTGAACGAACAAGCCGCCCCGACGCCACGCAGGAAGCGGCGCGGTGCGCCACCGATGCACCAGATGCCAGGTGACGCGCCGCCCATGCCAGACGAGGCGATGCCCGGCGTCGCCGAGATGCAGGAAGAGGGCGCAGTGAGCCAGGACTTCCCTGAGCCTGAGGAAGACCCGAAGGAGACGGCACGCAAGGCTGAAGAGGCGCTGACAGAGCGCCTGCAGGCGTTCGGCGGCACGCTCTCCGCGCTCCGTGACAAGTGGATCGTGGCGCGCCGGGCCGGCGGGGTAGACCTGCGCTGGCGCGACGATGAGGACCAGTACCACAGCATCGACTCAGCCAACCGCGCATCGGCTGAGATGATGACCTCGGTGGAGCAGGGCTACCCGGTCACGAGCCACGGGGCCAAGGCGCACCGGAGCACGGTCTACATCGGCATCACGCGCCAGAAGACGAACGCGGGCGAGGCGCGGCTCAGCGACATCCTGATCCCGACCGACGATCGCAACTGGGGGATCAGCCCGACGCCCAACCCCACACTGGCCGGGCAACTGCAGGACGAGACGCCTGTGGGCCCGGACCCAGCTACGGGACAGGTGCCACAGCAACCCACCATTGACCCGAACACCGGCAAGCCGGCGGTCGACGCACAGGGCGCCGTGCTCTCGCAGCCGATGCGGAAGAAGGACATCGCAGCGGCCATCGACAAGCAGGCGCGCGAGGCCGCGGAAGCGATGGAGCGGGAAATCGACGACCAGCTGACGGAGTGCGACTACCAGGGCGAGCTTCGCAAGATGCTGCACGACGCCGCACGACTCGGCACCGGCGTGATGAAGGGCCCGCTCGTCACGAACCGAACGCGCAAAGCCTGGATGCCGACGCAGACCAGCGACAGCAAGACGATTCACGCGCTGGTCATCGTGAAGGAATCCAGTCCGGCGAGCTTCCGAGTGGACCCGCGCAACGTGGTCCCAGACCCCTCGTGCGGCGACGACATTCAGAAGGGGCGCGGCGTGTTCGAGCGGGAGCTGATGACCCGCCGCGCGGTGCAAGACCTCGCGAAGCAGGAGAACTACCTGCTCCCAGCGCTGCGGCAAGTGCTGCTCACGCCGCCAACGCGTGTCAAAGCACTGGAGCTGCTCACTGACAGAGCCCGGACCGATCTTGGTTCGGAGGACCAGTACGAGGCCTGGCGCTACGTCGGCGACCTCGACATCGCGGACCTGCGCGCGGCCGGCGTGGAGGGACTCCCGAAGTCCGAGGACGAAGACCCGCTGACCGTGATCAGCGGGTGCGTGGTCATGATCAACGGCCTTGTCGTCAAGGCGTACCTGAACCCACTGGAGACAGGCGACCTGCCCTACGACTTCTACCCTTGGGAGAAGGTCAGCGACAGCGTGTGGGGGTACGGGGTGCCGTATCTCATGCGCGCCCAGCAGCGCGTGCTGAACGCAGCCTGGCGCCAGATGATGGACAACGCAGGCGTGTCCAGCGGGTCCATGGTGGTGATGCGCCGGAAGGGCATCGAGCCAGCTGACGGGTTGTACGAGATCGCATCGCGCAAAATCTGGTTCGCCGAAGACGACGTGATCGACGTTGAGAAGGCGTTCCAGCTGGTCGATGTGCCGATGCACCAGGCGGAACTGCAAGCCATCATCCAGATGGCGCAAGACCTCGCGGACAAAGAGACCGGCAGCCCACAGTTGACGCAGGGCGAGCAAGGCAGCGCTCCGGATACCGTGGGCGGTATGCAACTGCTCATGAACAACGCCAACGTGGTGCTGCGCCGACTGGTGAAGCAGTTCGACGACTATGTGACGAAGAAGCACATTCGCCGGTACTACGACTTCAACATGGCTTACAACGAAAAGCCAGAGATCAAAGGCGACTTCATGATCCAGGCGCGCGGCAGCAGCGCGCTGCTGGTGCGTGACGCGCAGAACACCGCGCTTACAAACCTACTCCAGCTGGCACAGTCGCCGGCCCTCGCGCCGATCACCAAGATGCGTGAGCTCTTCGTGAAAGTGCTTGAAGGGCAGCACCTTCACGCCGACGACATCGTCAAGAGCGAGGAGCAACTCAAGACCGAGGCCGAGATCGCAGCGAAGAACCCGCCGCAAGACCCGCGGATGATCATGGCCCAGGCCAAGCTCGACGAGGTGAAGATCAAGGAGGCTGGAGACGCGTCCGAGATCGAGTTGCGCCGCGACATCGCGAACCAGAACCATGCTGCGCAGTTGCTCAGGCTGCGAGAGGAGAAAGACATCGCAATGCTCACCTTGGCGAACACGTTGAAGATTTCGATCAATGATGTCAAGGCGCAGCTCGCAGCGACCGCGATCAACGATCGCACGAAGAAGGAGCTGTTCGCGGCCGAGGCAGCGCTCAAGCTGAACCCAGCCAACAAGACAGACGAGGGGATCTGATGACAGCCGCCACGATGACCGCGCCGCCGGTCAAGCCGCCGAGCGTACATACGACCAGCGCGCCGCTCTGGCGCAACTGGCCCGCCATCCTGGTGTCATGCGGTACAACGCTCGTCACGGCCTCGAAGTGGGAGGAAGCCTTTCGGGAACAGGTCACTCCCGAAACTCTGGGAGAGGGCAGCCTGGCGCATTTCCTCGGCCAGTGCCTGCACGAAACCGGCATGTTCCTGCGGTTACAGGAAGACCTGAGCTACAGCACCGCCGCGCGACTCATAGCGGTGTGGCCGCGCCGGTTCCCGGACGTCGCCTCGACAGCTGGGCTTCTGATGAACCCGCGCGCGCTGGCAGAGCGCGTGTACACCGGGCGCATGGGAAACGACCTACCCGGCGACGGCTTCAAGTACCGGGGCCGTGGGTTCCCGATGATCACGGGCAAGGACAACTACGAAGCCCTGCAGATCGAGACAGGGGAGCCGCTGGTCGACTTCCCAGAACTCTTGCTCACCCCGTCTGTCGCGCTGAGATGCGGGCTGGTGTGGTGGAAAAGCAACGTCAGTGATACAATGAAAAGTATAGAGGCCGTCACGCAGCGCGTGAACAACGGCCAGCTGGAAATCGAAAAACGCCGGGCGTTGACAGCGACGGCGCAGCGAGCGTTGCTCGCCAACCCCTGGAAATAGGAGCCGATCATGGCCATCGTGGACATTTCTGAGTACGCGCGTCTCGCATACGACGCCAGCAACAACGTGGTCCAGACCGGCGCTGAGCCGGCGCGGGCCTACCAGCAGGTCGCGATCGCCGCGGGCTCGACTCAGTCGGCGGCGTTTGACACGGCGACGCGTTTCGTACGGGTGCACACTGATGCGATCGTGCGGATCCTGTTCGGGGTGAACCCGACCGCAGCCGCCGGCACGAGCATGCGCATGGCAGCCGGCGCGACCGAGTTCTTCGGGGTCACCCCTGGGCAGAAGCTCGCCACCATCACCTCGACTTGAAGGACGCGCCATGATCAGTGCAATGAACATCAATCCGGCCGTGCTCGACCAGGCGGTCGGGCTCCTGGACCTGATCGCCCTGGTGCGCGATCCCGGCGCTTCGAAGGCCATGCTCGAGGACTTCGTGAAGCAGCGCAAGGCTGCGGAGGCAGCGCTGAAGGACGCGAACGCGAAGAAAGCCGAGATCGACAAGGCCTTCGACGAGCTGACCGAGTGGCGCCGGAAGGGCGTGTCGGAGCACGAGGCTGTCAACGCCTCGCGGGAGGCCTGCGCGCGCGAGCAGCAGAAGCTCAGCGACGCCCGCGACGACGTGGAGCGCGGTCGCGAGGAGATCAAACAGCACCAGATCAGCGTTGAGCAGGCACGGTCCGCCATGGCCAGTGAGCGCGAGGCGGTCGTCAAGCAGCGCGCTTCGATGGCCGCGGATTTTGCGCAACAACGTGAGCAAATTCACGCGGAGCAAGTCGCGCTGGACGTGCGCGCCGCGGAGGTGGAGGCCAAAGACGCGGTGCTGACCGAGCGCCTGGCCAAGTTGCGCGCGCTGGCCGGCGAGTAATACATGGCAGTCCAGTTCAGCGACGCGGTTCGCAACGCGGAGCTCGACTCGATCGAGGTGACGGTTGGTACGTCTGCCGTGCTCAAGCTGCGCACCGGCGCGCAGCCAGCCAACGTCGCGGCGGCCGATAGCGGCACCGTCGTCGCGACACTGGCCCTGCCCGCCGACTGGATGAGCGCGGCGGCGGCCGGCGTGAAGTCGAAGCTCGGGACGTGGGAAGACGCCTCGGCTGACAACGCCGGCACGATCGCGCACTGGCGGCTCTACCAGTCGAACGGCACGACGGCGCATGCGCAGGGGACGGCCGGTACCTCGGGTACGGACTTGATCCTCGACAACAACGTCGTTCTGGCTGGACAGGACATCCTCATCACAGCCTGGGCGTTCACATGCGGCAACCCATGAACTATCTCATTCCTCTGGTTCTCGTCGTGGCGGCTACTTTCGCGCAGGCCGAAGTGGTTGGAACGCTCCTGAACCTCGACAAGACGCTTCTGGTGGAACTGCACGATGAGCAGGGCGACTGCGCGGAGGGCTTGGCCCGTTTGCAGATCCTCCGCAGCGATACCCGAGAGCCAGTAGCGCAGGGTTGCTGGGTCAAGGTGGACGAGCGCGTCGGGATCATTCTGAACGGCGAAGCCGCGGTGAGCGTCCTGCCCTCCAAACTTTTCAAGTGGGCCCGCACGTGAACCTGCAGGTCAAACTCGGGTACGCGAAGCAGCACGTCGAGTCCATCGCGCGGCATGATGACGAGCCGTTCGCGGTGCGCCAGGCCGCGCTGCAGCATCTGGTCGCGGTGATCGTGTACGAGTCGACCCGGGCAGAGGCGCGCGAAGAGGCGGTCAAGGCCGCGAAGATCGCTGACCTAGAGAAGGCCTGAGCATGGCGACAGGGCAAGGCACCGTAACCATCGACTTCGGCGTGTTCCCTGGGGCCCAGGAAGCGAGCGTCGACTTCGCAGACGTGACCGTCGGAGTTGCGAGCAAAGTCGAGCCCTATGTCATGGCGGACGGTGCGGCGGGGACGCACACCGCCAACGACCACAGGTATCTGCCGCTCCTGGCGGTGTTCACCGGGCTCCCCTCAGCTGGCGTCGGCGGCACCATTTACGGCCGGTCACTGCAGACGATGATCGGGCTTTACCAACTCCGCTACGTTTGGGCAGACTGACATGGCTTTCGAATCACTCATCCTCGACGCGCGCGGCAACCCCTTCCAGGGGGCTCTCGATGGCATCGGGGGCGAAACCTTCACCGACGCCAGAACCTCAAATTTCAGTCTTGGGGCGGTGAACGCGGAGGTCGTTATCGACCTGCACGGGAAAGCGACGTTCGTGTTCGACGCGCGCACCGGCGCGGCGTCGCTCACCTACCTATGCGAGGGCTCGGTCGACGGCACGAACTACATGGCGCTGCCTATGTTCGCCAACTTCCAGCTGTTGGTCGCGGTGGCCCTCGCGGAGGAGTATGTGCCCTCCGTGGTGATCGCCACGACGCACTCCGGAGTCTATTCAGTCAACTGCGCTGGCTTCAGACGCCTGAGGGTCCGCGTGTCAGCCTACACGTCGGGGGCGGTGACGATCGCGCCGCGCGCCTCCGCTTCGGATTTCCTCATCTACAGCCGCCCGCTGCCCGCGACCAAGCACGTCACGGTGACGGCCGCCGCGAACGCGGGCGCGACGATCACGCTGCCTGCGGCCGGTGTGGGGCTGTTCCACTACATCACGTACCTGGAGTGCACGCGCAACGCCACTGCGGCCCTCGCCGGCACGGCGACGCTCATTGTCACCAGCACGAATCTTCCAGGCTCCCCAGCCTGGAGTAACGGGAACGCGATGGCCGCGGGCGGCACTGTCACCGACGTGTTCATCAACGGGGCGAACCCGCTCAAGAGTTCGGCGGCCAACACGAATACGACCATCGTCATGCCCGCAGCTGGCGCGGCGGTGCTCAATCGGGGCAATTGCAGCTACTACGTAGGGGCGTGAAATGTCAATTTCAGGGTATTTGATCGCGTTGGAATTCAACGCAATGACCGTAATGCCGGACCAGGTAACCCCGGGCGGACAGTGGACGTGGAGGTTGAGCCGGGTCATCGACGGCGTGCAAAGCGGTTTCTTGTACGTCCCGCTTGCGGCGTACACCGAAACCGAGTTGATGGCGCTGGCTCAAGAGCAGGCGGTGATCGAGGCGAACACGGCGACAAACAATGTCGAAGCGTTCGTTCTTTCCGACGTGCGTGGCGGGTGGCTCTGATGGCTCGCCCCCTGGCCAAGGTGTACGCGCGGACCTTTAGCTACTCCGGGAGTGCTACGCAGACAGCTGGAGCGCTGAAGATCGTCGTCGAGTGGCGCTTGCTATGCGCGCCGTTTGAAAGTGGGAAGCTCCCGGTGACGATCGATCGGATCACAACGGACAATCAGCTCACAGAAGACCTGCGAAGCGCGCTTTGCGCGTACTTGTCGAGCCAATACTCCCCAGCGGTCTTCCAAGCGCAGGACGTCGTCGGCTACTCGGCGTAGGAGTACGCCATCTCTCTATTACTGGCGCTGACGGCCGGCGGCGGGCCCCCGGTAATCCAGGGCACGCTTGCCAAGACGCTCGGCGACGTCACCATGGCGGCGACGGCGCAGGCGATCGTCAAAGGCGCGCTGGCCGTCACGCTGGCAGACGTCACCATGGCGGCGACGGCGCAGGCGATCGTCAAAGGCGCGCTGGCCGTCACGCTGGCAGACGTCACCATGGCGGCGACGGCGCAGGCGATCGTCAAAGGCGCGCTGGCCGTGACGCTCGGAGACGCCGTCCTGGCCGCGGCAGCCCAGGCGATCGTCAAAGGCGCGCTGGCCGTGACGCTCGGAGACGCCGTCCTGGCCGCGGCAGCCCAGGCGCTCGTCAAAGGCGCGCTGGCCGTCACGCTCAACGACGTCACGCTATCTGCAACGGGCTCGAACGTGTCGAACCCAGGCAACGCGGCCCCAGCCCCACTCAAGCAACGGATTCTGTCAGTTGGGCAACTTTTGAACGGATGACGCGATGACCGACCACCCCGCAGTGAAGGCCCTCACAGAGTCGATACCGGCCGCCGTCGTGGTCGGCGCGCAGATCTTCGATCTCACGCTTCCCGATTGGGCGGCCATCTTCGGCATGGTGTTCATCGTGGTCCAGGTGGTGTACCTTATTTGGAAGTGGCGCAAAGAGGCGAAGCACCCATGAGCCTGGCTGTTGTGAAAAAACGACAAATGTGGTACAATACCCCATGATCGCCGAGGGGCCAACAACGCTCCCGGTCATCGACTGGACTTCCCCGATTCCTTGGTCTCAGCTGCACAAGCACCTGATGTACCGCCTGGAAAGCGCGCGTAGAAGCCTCGAGTCGACGGACCTGACGGAAGCGCAGACCAACGCGTACCGCGGCGATATTCGGACCCTAAAAAGTTTACTCGACCTGCCAATCGCGGCGGCTCGAAAAGCGACGATTATGCAGCAGCAACACACTGCTCCGTGATCACATTCTTGAAATGGTCCAGGAGTTGAATCTTGCCAATCGAAGGAACGGAAGCCGTCGGCCTCGACACCCCAGTTGAGATGACCGCGGAACAGGCGCAAACCGCCTGGAACGAAGTTGCCGCCGAACGCGCGGACCCCCTCAAAGCACCAGTTACAGCTGATCCGGAACTGACCCCGGTAGCGGCCGCCACTGAAGATGCTGCGCCCAAGGATCCAATCCAAGTGCGCCTTGAGGCCCAGGACGCGTTGATCAAGAGTCTCTCTGACGACCTGAAGAAAGCCTCAGGCCGGGTATCGAAGATCCAAAGCGAACTGGACTCCGGACGCGCCGCAGCGAAAGCTGTCAAGGACGCGCCCTCAGTAGCCCAGCAAGCCGCGGCAGCGATTGACCCCGCCAAGTGGACGGCCCTCAAGGAAGAGTACCCTGAGTGGACGGACGCGATGGACAGCCGCATCAGCGAGCGTTTGGCCGCAGCGCAAGCCCAACAAGAAGCCGCACCAAAGTCGGTCGACGTTGACGCCAAGTTTCGCGAACGTGAGATGCAGCGCGTCACGCGCAAGCACAAAGACTTCTCGGACGTGATCCGGTCGGGAGACTTCGTGACCTGGCGCAAGACGCAGCCCGCCGAAGTGAACGCTCTTGGCGCCAGCGAACTGGCCGAAGACGCGATCGAACTGGTGGACCTGTTCAAAGCCTCCAAGGCCGCGCCCGCTGATGCTGATGCGCTTCAAGCTGCCCGCGCGCAACGCCTCAAAGCCGCCGCCGGGCCTGCACCAAGATCGACGCAAGCCGCCAAATCTGGTGGCGAGCTCACCCCTCAAGAAATCTGGGCCCAAGAAGCCGCTGAACGCGCAAAACGCAAAGCAGCGTAGGGCCTGACCCCACGGAGTCACCATGACCATCCAGAACTATTCCCTCGTTGCTTCCCGCAACCTGA